TCAGCAACTGTCAGGCTCTCAACACCAAGCTTGGCATTGGTAGCCTCAAAAGCTAAATCGTTATATGCGCCAGCTGTGTTGTCCAGGGCTGGAATCAAATCTTGAGAAGCAAACCTGTTTGCTATTGATGCATCTCTAGCTTCATAGGATTTGTTTTTTGCTTCCTCTGTGAATTCATTAGCTGCCGCCTGAGCTGCTCTTTGTTTTCTGAGTTGCTCTTCTAGGTCTTTGATTATCCCCTCATAGAGCTTGGAGCTGTTTGCTGACTTGTCTTGCTCTGCTCGATAAAACTCCAGTTTCTTCCTGGTGTCAACAATCTCATCATTGAATTCATCTTGTGTTTTGTTTGCATCTTTATTGGAAAGTGCTAAGGCTCCCAAACCGGTCACCAGCAAACCAACAGCGGCAGAGATTGCACCGATGAAAGGAATTGCTGTTCTGAGAGTCACTCCAAATGCAGCAGCTACAGCGGTGGCAATTCTGGTTGATACTGTGAATGCTTTTGTGGCAACTGTGATTGCGGTTAGGGCAACAATTAGGTCATCAATTTTGTTGATGTTATCTGCCAGGAAACTGACAAAGTTTGTGATGCCTGTGAGTAATTTCTCAAAGTCAACCTCATTGACAGCCCTAACCAGCTCATCACCAATCTTGGGCAATAGTCTTTCAAGGGTAGGAATCAATCCCTCAATGGTTGGGGCTAATTGACCTCCGACATCGATGGCAACATCTGTCACCGCTGATCCAAGCAATGCAAGCTTTGCATTGAATGTGTCTAGCTGATTGTCTGCAACCTGTTGGGCTGTGCCTCCAGCATTTCTGAGACCTTCCTCATAGTTATCCAGCGCTTCTGTCTGTCCAACTAATGCAAGCAAACCCTCTCTCGATTGCTTTGTAAATCCAAGGTTGGCAATAGTGGCAATCTGCTGCTCTTTGGTCATGCTGCCCAAGACCTCTGTGAACTGAGCAGAGATGTCAGAGAAACTTCTCATGTTTTCATCTGCATCAAAAATGCTTAGACCAAGCTTTTCAAACTCTTCAGGAGCAGCTTTTGCTCTGTCTGTCAGACCAAAGATGGTGTTAGTTAGGAGTGTTCCAGCTCTTTCGCCCTTGATACCTTGGTCAGCGAATACAGCTAAAGCGGCTGCGCCTTCCTCAATATCTTTGCCAACTGTCTTCAGGGCATTACCAGCTTTGGTGGTCAGCGCTGTTGCCAATTGTTCCGTTGATGTGTTGGCTAGTGTGTTTGCCTTTACAAAGACATCTGTGACTCTGGTTAGATTGTCTAAGTTCTCAGCTGCATCATTCGATGTGAGACCCAAAGCAGACTGAGCATCTGTTGCAAGGTCTGTGGCTGTTGCCATGTCGAACATTCCAGCCTGGGCGAATGCTGCAACCTGGGGCATTGCTGAGACTGATTGCTCAGCATCCAAACCAGCGGATGCTAGGAAGAAAAATGATTCAGCAGCTTGCTCAGCTGAAAAGGTGGTGTTTTTGGCAACCTCTCTAGCGGCTTCTGACATCTCATTGCGCATCGAGTCTGAGACATCGCCCATGATGGCAATTGACTGATTCATTGCCTCATCGAATTTTCCAAACTCTCTAACGCTGAGAGCTAGTCCACCACCGACAGCAGCACCGACAGCTCCAAGAGCTTTGCCTGCTGATCTGCTTAGATTGTCCAGATTCCTGATGGCATTATTGACACCCTTTTTGTCAAAGGTGGTAATGATTGGAATTCTTACAGCCATTAGATAATCCTTCTGGTGGTGTTGTTTGAGCTGAAGTCAACCCTCAATTTCTCATTCAGCCTGTCTGTCATCTTGCCTAAAACTCCCAGGGCAATCTCTTCCAGCTCTGGGCGATTCTTTTGCACCGCTGAGAATGCCAATCTTCCTGGTTTGCCAATGTTCAGCAATGTGTCATTGAAATGCTGACCTTGACCATTCAAGATATAGGAGCCATCTCCACCTCTTCCTCTGGTGGTGGTTCCAGGAATCCTGGAGCGCCTTCCATTCTGTGACCGGTTGATTCCAGCTAGTTCTGCATACTCAAACCCAACCTGGTTATTCCTGCCTTTAGCGGTAATCAGAGCGATTGCCCTGCCATATTGAGATGATGGTCTAAAAGAGGCTTTGATGTCAGCTCCAGTGTTTCTGGTTCTGCCTCTGTGATTGTAAAGATTTGGGAGTCTGTTTTGAATCTTTCGATTGTTTGCCCTGGTGTCTTTTTTGATGTTTTGTAGAGGCTTGCTCATCCGCTTATGAAAATCTTTAACCAGGGCTTTTTGAAACTCTGGATCAACTGTTTTCAGAATCTCTTTAGCACCTCTAATGCCAGAGACTTTTGGGGTTGCAACCATGACTCTCCTATCTCTACCATTCTACCTAAAGGAAAACCCTCCCCGAAGGGAGGGCTATTGCTTACGCTTTTGGTTTGCCTTGGTGTTTCTCCAATAGAGATAGCGCTCCATTGTCCAAAGCATCCTCTCCTCTTCCACCATCAACTGGTGTGGAGGGATTTTGAACTCATACGCTAGATGGGCAAGTCTGAAGTGAACAGACTGCTCACCGAGCGCATTCATTTTTTTGCTTCGCCAGCCTCAACTGTCTCGATGGTTTCGACCCATTTCTCAAAGCTGATGTCTTTGATAGCGTTTGTTCTCTTCTCTACTGAGTAGGCAAGGAAAAACAGATGAGTCAACTTTGTCTCTGAGGATAAAGCAGCAACACTGATGTTGAACTTTGCCTCAAAAGCAACTAGGTCGGCAGCTACTGCTGCAACATCTTTTTCAGTTTCGTCTAGATATTTGATGTGGAGATTGATTTTCATTTTTATCCTTAGGCTGTTGTTGATCTGGTGATGTCACCACTGACAGGCAGGGTGATCGAGAATGTTGCCAGCTCACCGGTTGCGGAATCGAAAGGTGAGTAATTGTTCACCAAGACCTCTCCTGAATATGCAGGATTGCCAGTTCCAACAGCTTCTGAGGTTGGCTTGATTTCAAATGGAACCACACTGCCTAGCAATGGGAACAGCAATGAGTCAACGCTGGAATCCGCAAAGTCCTGGTGAAATTCTAGTGTTAGGGAAGCATCCTGCAATCCACCAATCCTGGTGACAGATGACTGTCCAAAGGCTGTGGTGATCTGCTCTTCTCTGGTGATTTCCAGAGTTGCGCTTGCAAGGCTGGTGCTTAGGTCGTTTGAATCCAGCGAGATGCTGAAGTCAGTTGCTACGAATTTTGCCATGTTAGTTATCTCCTCTAGTTAGCATAAGCAATAACAGAAAACTCTGTTGCCAGATAATTGTTTCCGTCATTTAAGTCTATATTACTAATCCCGCTCATAGTCTGAACCACACAATCAAAGGCATTCCCTCCAAGGGTTCTGTCGCTTTCGATTGCTGCCCTGATTGAACTGTCTCCTGAGTTATCTGCAAAGTCATTCAGCTTCTGTTGAGATGACCTAGCGCTGAACCTTCCAACAATCACAGTGATAGTGAAGTTCAACTCAATCAATCCGTTTTTGAATGCTTGGTGATAGTTCACAGAATCCAAGTTGACAATAGCGGCTGGGATGCTTGGGTTGTCTGGGATTTCTGAGTAGCCTCTCAGTCCAGTGATTGTTTCGAGGTTTGCCTCTAGTCCGTCTCTGATGTCGGTGATGTTCAAGCCATTCTCACTCTCTTGAATGGTGAGATTAGGTTTTCAATGTCAGCATCAAATCTGGAAACTCTGACCGCTCCCAAATCTCCAAAGCCAGCAACACCCAAGGGGCTGAATCTTCTCTCTGCCAATCGAGCTGCAAGAATCAAGGTTGCCTGTTGGATTTGGTCTGGCACCGGTGTGAATCCGAATGTCCCAGTCACCTCAGCGGTTGCCTCTCCCATATCGGTTGGGAACAGGTATTCATCGACTGCTCTGATTTGAGTGAAAGGTGTTGGCAGTCCTCCAGCCAAGTTGTTCAAGGGTTCAAGCTGGAGGTCTTTAGATTCCCAGGTAACATCAAAAACACCATCTGCATTTGATGAAGTCTTGAGTGTGGTTAGGGATGTTAGATCATCAATCTCACAAACTAGATTGTCCCTTGGTGCAAAAATTCTGGTCTCAGTGGTTGAGAAAAACTGGCGCTCTGTCATCTGGTCAATCTGTCGAGATGCTGAGTTGATTGCCAATTCTAAAAAGTCATCATCAATTTCATCTTGAATCGAGAGCGCTGATTTCAGGAGGCTAAGTTCGATGTATCCGTTAGTTATTGCCATGGTTTTATTTTACTTCAGGTTTTCCTTTATATAAGGCAACCACTTATGCATCCAGACTGTTTCAATATTGAACTGCTTTGCAAACTCCAGATTCTTTTTGGACTTGCCCTCTCTGGTGGTCATGTGACCCATCGCTTCCTTCATCTGATTCACACTAGGAATCATGAACCAGGTTCCCAGAATCTCATCCCAGAATGGTTGACCATCGACTTTGATGGCATCCTCTGAAACCAAATCTTTAGGGGCTGTATAGTTCACAGTGATAATCTGACACCCAACAGAAGCAGCCTCGATGAGTGGAACCATGAATCCCTCTCCATAGCTAGGGGCAAGCAAACAATCAATGCCATCATAAAGAGCAGCCATTTCTTTATCGCTGAACCCATAGCGGAATCTTAGATTGTCGGGGAATCTGACATTCTCAGCTGGCACTCCACAAACCTTGAGCAATCTGTTTAGGTCAAACCCTCCGACAACATTGCTCCACTCAGTGTGGAGATAGAGGATTGATTTGGGGTTGTCTCTGACATGCAATCCGAATGCAAGAATCGCCTCAGCGAATGCTTTCCTGTGAATGTGTTTGTTTCCTTTATTGGCTGACACCATCCCAAAGACATAAGCATCTTCATCCACCTGCAAAAACTCTCTGCCACTCTTGCCATCAATCTTCTGCCCTGGCTTATAGATTGTCTGGTCAACAGTGTGAGGGATATAGGGAGCATCAATCCCAACCTGTTGCATCTGAACCTTGCCATCAGGACTCATTGCGATTGGGTTGACATTATCTTTTTTCAGCCAATTCAAAACCCCTTGGGCAATGAATGTGTGATCAGCTGGAGTCCAGGAGTGGATTTCTAACTGGTCAAGTTGGGGATAGTCATTCAAAACCCAAACATCAAACAGAGTCATCAGCATCTTTGGGCGCTTTGAGCCTTTTGTGAAATGTGAAAAGTTAGGAGCAATCATGTCCTGTGAATAGCCTGTGTAGCTCTGAGGGTAAAGTTTTACATTTCCATGAGGTGTCTCATATTCACCAAACTCACCCTGTTGCCCATAGTTGCAAGAGACAGCAACATTCATGCCATGCCTCTTCATCTTCTCAACCAGCTGGGCAACCTGTCTGCCATATCCGCTAGGGGCTTTGGGGCTGTTTGAGTAGATCATTACATCTGCATCAATTTGTTCATATTTAGAGATTGTCATGTCATCATCTTACCCATAGAAGAAACCCCCTGCCAATCTCCGAACAGGGGGTTTCAGTCTTTAGGAGGGAAGCTTTAGGAAGCTGTTCCCTGGGTGTAGTAGACGACACCCTCTGGCTGAGCCAAGTCACCATCTGCCTTAGCCATCACCCTTACTGTGGTGACATTTTGGTCAAAGGCATAATCTGCGGATGACTGAACATCAATTCCACCAGCAAAGCGAACCTTGTATTGTGACAGGTCACCAAAGAGCAAGCTCTTCTCATCATCACCATAAGCCATGTGGCGGTTCTCAACTAGGCGGTATCCTGCAACCTGGTCTGGCTCTCCAACCCTGATTTCATATAGGAAGCGGTTGTCCCCATCCTTTAGCAATCGAAGGTCTTTAGCAGTGTTGGTTGCTGCCATGAAGCCAGCGTTCTGGTTGCGGTAACCTGCATCAACACTGAACAGAAGTTCAATAACTTCATCAGCTGAGATGGTTGCAGCGGCACCAGTGATTCCTGAGTCGCTTGCAGCGGTCACAATTCCATTTGGCTTGCCTGATCCGTCACCTGTGGTGTGGTCTAGGTTCAACTGGAACTCAAGAGCGTTAGCTGCCTGAGTTGCAATGATGCCCTGAATATCCAGTGAAGAATCCTGGAGCAATGTGTTGCTGACAGGAATCAAAGCTCCATAGTTGTAAGCCTCAAGTGTGATGTTTGAGAAGCTTGGGGAACTCTCTGGTAGAGCTGAACCTTCTGCTCTCTGAGCTGGGCTTGAGAATGTTCCAAAGGTTGGGAACACAATCGTCTCTGAGGTGTTTGTTGAGATAACTTCAGAGGTCTGAAGAATCGGCCCAACATCCCTCATCTTCATGAAGATGCTGTCAGCAAAACCTCTGTCAACCAGGCTGTCGCTTGAAACGATTGTTGCCCTGGTCTCGAAGTTTGCACTGCGAGTCTCACCGGTCAAGATGCTGCGTAGTTTGTCAGCATCGGTGTTGGTGGTCTCTACTGGCATGAATCCCTTGGATGCAGCTGAAGCCTCAACTGCTCTCTGCTCTGCCTTCTCTGCGGTCTCGATGCTGCGCTCTGCGGCTTCGATGTCCTTTTCCATGCGGTCAATCTTCTCTAGTTCAGCTGAGTCAAGTCCTCGACTCTCAGCCTCTGCTCCAGAGATGACATCCTTGATCTGCTCAAAAAGGTTTGCTCTAACCTCTTGCTGAGCTTTGATGAATTCGCTCATCGGTGTCTCCTTAGTAGTTTGCTATTTGGTCAGTCGAGCTAACTCAGACTTTTATTGGGCGGAGCTGACTCTCGCCACACCTTCCATTTTACCCCCTCAAGTTCCCCTTGAAGGTTATGCTAAGAATGTGAAGGAATTTAGCAAAGAATTGTTCCAGCGTTATGATGCGGCTGCTAGGGGAGT